TCCAACAGAACCACTTCCGTTAAAATGACCATATGCAATAGAAAATTGAGGTTTAGCCGTAGTATCGGTTGATGGATTAGCTGAATAAACATCTAAATAATGAGCGCCTGAACTGCCTGATTGAGTAGATGAAGTAAAAAATGTAGTTATAGAAGCTTTTCCAGCATCAAACATTCCTGAGGAAACTATATCTTTTGCATTTGTCACCACATCTCCCGATTCAGGACTTTGAGCTGAAACTATATTAAATTCCTTATAAATAGACATAAATTACTCCCTTAACCAAACGCACCAGCACCAGCGCCAGCGGTTATGATTACCTTATTGGTAACTGTTATAGATATTGTAGCACCTGTATCATTACCGATTACTGTTAATTGTGTTGTTTTACCTTGTGCAGTAGCTCCCACCGATAGAGGTAGAAGTCCAATCCTAACGGATCCAGCAACTAATGTTTTACTATTTGGAACATCATCATCACCTAAGAAAAATGGTGTGGTTGCTCCTGCACCACCACCACCAGCAGCATTTACGACAGTCATCGTAGCTACTGACTGATCATGAAGGATAAAAGTATAGGATGTGTCAGCTACATTTGCAGTTGTTGGTGTAATTACTACAGGAGGTTGATTTAGTCCACCACCTGCTTCAAAAGTTACAGTATTTGGCTGAACACTAATGATAGGCATCTTTCTAGTGCTTTTCGGTAATGTCACCAGCTTATACCTCATAATATGATTTTCATCAGGAAAAGCTTCTAATAATGGCATGTTTTCAATTACAGCTCCATAAAAATCAGAACCATTTGGATGAGATACATCAAAAAGTCTATAATCAACCTCATCATCTGCCAAAGCGAATTTTGTTATGTTAAAAGCGTTAGTTCCTTGTGCTAATAATTCCCTACCTTTTTTGGTAAGAATAGCATCAACGGTAACTGTTGTGTTATTTAGAAATCCCATAAGATAACTCCTAATTTAAATGTTTGGATTTTGTATAATTTGATTCATATATAAATATACTAATATCAAATTTTTATTAATTAATATTCTATTTTCTAACCTTTTCTTCTATCTTCTAAAAAATTTCTTCTTTCTTTTCTTCTTTCTCTTCTTACTATTCTTTTTACCTGTAATACCAGCACCAAGCTTAAACCTGTCTATTGCTGTTGTAAATTGTGCTGGAGTAAGTTGTCCTCCACTTTGTTCTCTAGCTTCTTCAATTGCTTGTTCAGCATTTCTTGGTTTTACATTTACTCTACTAAAGAAAACTTTTTTATTTTTCTTACGCCTTTTTGGTTTAAATTTAGCAACTGTTCCTTCTCCGGTATCTAATGATGATTCTCCCGGAGCTTTCTTTACGAGCTTCGTTGGTGAAGTAAGTGTAATCTCAATTGGAGGACCTCCATCAAATGTAGTTAATGCAGTATTTTTTACACCTTCAAAGTAAGAACGTATTCTAGCTTCTACATCATTCAGTAAATAATCAGTATCGACATTGTAAAAGGATGAAGAGAAAAAGTTATCAATCGAAGCACTATTTGCTGTTGTATAATATTTTTCCATCCGTTGATTATTACCTCTCACAACTGATCCCGAAAGCACAGGTTGTAAGGTTTCAAAATACTTTGTATCCCCATAAGTTACCGAAGCTGTAGCATAAAATTTATCAGGCCTATTCAATCTCTGCCATAAAGATAGTTCATAACTACTATCTAAAAATTCTGAAGATGAACCTTCAAAATTAGGAGCTGATCCTGAAATATTATAAACCGAAGAGCCGGATTCATAACTATACATATCTATTCTTCCATCATATGCAGAAAATTTTGTTACTTCGTATCTATTATCGTGATTGTATGAGGATGATATCGTAATTAAATCAGTTCCTATATCTATAGATGAGCTATAGTAAAAATCTTCAAACTTAGGAGCCTTACCTATTACTACTTTTGTTCTTTCAAATATATTTGGCTCTACCAAAATACCTAAATTTGATTTAGCTCTAGCAGGAATCATTTTTCTTATCTGACCAAATAAAGATTGATCGTAAAATTTTATTAATCTAATGTAATCCCAAAAATTATTTGGAGACTTATACTTTTTCCAATAATTATCAGCAGCATGCTTTAATCCTCTATATTCTAATTCTTGCAAGTCTCTAGGATCACCTAAAAAGTTATCAAAATTTAAATTAGCTACAGATTCTATTATATCCGTATTTATTACATCTGTTGGTGCGAAATATACACCGACTTTGTTTGAATCATTCGGAGCGGTATCATACGCACTTACTGTAGCTCTATGCTTAGCATTCAAATTAAATCCAGCCTTAATTGGGTTTGCTTCAATTCTTATTTTATTAGTAGTTCTTCTCAAAGCACCAATGCTTGGAACATTACTTTTTGTCTCATCTACAACATTACTGAAAAAGTTTCCTGTAAATCCACTATGAGATCCTGAATACGCATTGGTTGAATTAGCGCTGATGTCTCTAATACCCTCTGTATCAGTTGCTAAGCTTTTATTATCATCAAATGAATATCTTAATATTAAATTACTGTAAGAAGATGAAATAGAATTTCCGTTATAAGCCTTTGGATTTCCTACGTGATTTCTAAAGGAGCCGGTGTTCAATACCTCTGTCCAATGCCTGTATTCCATAATCGAGCCACTAAATTGTGCCCCTACTGTTGAAGTTACAGCAGCACTTCCGCTACCACCTATATAAATTTCCCCATCATTGTTCCAACTTTGGTTATATGATGATGATGCGGCTATATCAGTTGTCATCGTAGATTTAGAATATAAATTTATTTTACTTCTGCTAGCATCATATTTACTTACATGCAGTTCAAATGATTGAGATACATTTGGATTATCACTTCCAGAAGTTCTTCTAACCATTACAGAAAAGAAATCTTTATCATATACAGGAAAGTTAGACGATGACATTTCCTTTAATCCATCAGAACCACTAATTTGAAAGGAAACGTAGCCGTAGTTATCTATTGAATTATTATCTTTTAGTCTAATGAAAAAACTGGAAGATACATTAGGGCTAGTTGGAGCCTTTTCAACTAATATTTGATTTGAACCCGTAGGAGTTCTGAATCTAAATTCTATAGTATCAGGCTTTCTTCCCGTTGAAGAGTCGTCAACCCAAGGAGTTTTAACAAATTGAGCACCTCTAAAATCTAAAGCCTTTGTAAATTTTCTTCCAATTTCAAACTGAGGAGAAGCATTATCCGGCAAATCAGGTCCACCATATTCCTTTACCCTCAAAATAGTTGATGGTATACCATATGCACTTATCAAACCTTTAATAGCTCTAACACTTCCTTTATTCTTCAAGTAGTATGGCATGTTATTAACAATACGACTCATTATTTCTCTCGAAACATCCCTTTCCGGAACACTTGACAAGTTTGAAAATGAAGAACCAGTAACCTCTTTACCCAATGCAAATCTAGCAAGAGAAATTGTATCTTTACCATCATTCAATTGCCATCCTAATGATTTAGCAACACTCATAAATAATTCTTTAGACATACCTTCTGTTAACTTCTCTCTTCTGTCGTGTATATCACCCATAGCTTTGATATAAATCCATATATTATCAAAATGGTGAGCTACCATATTTACTAAATCTACATAGGTTTTATTAGCTGGATCAAATTTTATATGCTGTGGTATGATACTACTTAGCTTATTAAAGCTATTTTCATCATATAAAGAGCCGCTTTTATGTTGTGTATTATACCAAGCAGTTGCTTGTGATGATGTGGTATGTGCTAAGACATACTCATCTCCTACGGTTCCTGTTCCGGAAACTTTTGGATATGCGTTACTAAAGAACTCTCCAAGAGAACTTGAAACATACGATGATGATTCAAAATACATATACTTTTCAAATCCATCAAAATTATTTTTTAATTCATCAATAGATGATAAAGCTAATTTAACATCAGCTGTAGACCCACTAACTCCATTGTAAGATGAACTTATTGCAGTATACCTTTCGATTTCTGTTAATTTATATTTAAAATTCTGAATCCTCTTTGTTACTGAACTAAAATTTATAAAATTCTTAAAATTGCTATAGTCTACATTTATTTCAACACTATCCATACTCTGACTTAAAAATTCATCTCTTAATAAACCTGATACAGTTGTATCTTCGCTTAGAATTTCAGTCTGACTTACATAATCGGTAGTTCTTCTTTGTATAGGACTTTCAGCATTCATCATATCCGGAGACTTTAAAACTACATCGCCAATTTCCGTATCAACAAAATCTATAATTTCAATATCTTCTTCAATAACATCAGCCATTTCTTTGACAACAACGACCTCATCTAATCTTTCAATATCAGTTGGTAATGGTTCATATAACTTATAAACAACTGAATATGGATACGGCATTGTTACAAAATCTTTTTTGAAATTGGTAGTTAAAAGCATCCTATTTCCAAATTTTAGATAAGTTCTCATATCATATGGATTATATACAAGATAAGAAACTGAAAAGTTTGAAAAATTTATTGGATTGCTGTCCTCTTCATAATCAGTAACATTTTCATTTGTATTAATTAATTCTCTACCAGCATTATTCCAATGCTTGTCTACCATTACTTGAGTTCCTTCTTGCTGAACTTGAACTATATTAGCTTCATAATCTGCGTATATTGGTAAGTTTGTTTCTTGTGAATTTAATGTAAAATCCATAAATAAATTATCAACCCACGATATTCCATATGAGTTATCTATAGTCAATCCTTTCGCAGTATCCCAAGCATTATCTCCTCTTATCTGTAAGAAAAATTCAGCAGTTGTAAACCAATCAGATGGTATATCCATCTCCACCTCTACTGTATTCCACCCACCAGCATTTGGAGCATATGCAGGTTCACTTATAGTTTTATAAACATAGCTTATCGCAACATTATCTCTTGAACTCCAAACAGCTGCTTGTCCGTCCCAAATCCATTGTTCTCCTACACTCAAAGCTCCATCTTTAGTCGGATTTAAATCATAACTAAATTCACTACTACCATCATCATATAATGCAAATTGATTATAATTATCAGCGCCTGGATTTCTACTACCAAATACTATTTCTTCACCTGTAGTCCCCTTAACACCAGCATTGTAAAACACATCCTGTAAAGACAATGTTTTATCAACACCATCTTTTGTATCATTCTTTGAAAAATATACTTGATCTCCTACTATACCAATATATTTTGAACTAAATCCTGAATTCTTAGCAAATGCAACTTCATACTCTGCTGGAATATCTGAAGAAAATCCTTCTGCAAAAGGTTTTGGATCTTGAGAAAAGAAACTATCTTCATCAGATGCAGCCTCATAGTAATCTCCATCTCCATCATCCATTCTGTAATATAATCCGGTGCCAGATATTGTAAAGTAATGTTTAATTTGGTTATCTTTTTTAAACCAAGTCTCAAACTTACCATCGCCTTCATTTAATCTATTATTAAAGCCTTCATCAAGATCTATCCAATAATTTACACCTCTATTTACCTCATTTATATCATCAAAATTGTCTTTAAATTTTCTTGCAATAAACATTCTATTTTGATCTTCGGTGCCAGTTCCATTACTATAGAATATTATAAAACGTTCTGACCAAACACCATTACTGCTACCCGGTTTCCTAACTCTAGAAACACTCTGTATAAATCCATATCTAAAAATGTCATCGAATAAAGAAACTGTAAACGCTTGTCCATCGACTACTTGAGTTATACTTTCATTCCTAACTACAGGAAAGTAATCTTCAAATTTATGTAATACTAATTTATTTGAATTTACTGTAAATTCAGGCTCTTTAACTTCCCAAATTAAATCATCCTTAAATAGTAGAGCACCATCTCCATCTGTTGTTCCTGTTTGCCAACCTAAATTTTGGCCTTGATTATTTATCCTTTGATACTTAGGCTGTCCAGCATTTTCTGTTTGATACGGATGACCATTAACAACATTCTCTCCAGAATACTGAACACTACTGACAGTCCCATCAGGAGCACTAGGACTATTTGCTGCACCTTTTGTTACCCATTGAGCACCTGACCATTCCCATTCACCATCTTCGCTTAACGTTCCCTTTTTCCAATATGGGTCTTTTGCAATATTTGGAAGCCATCCCCATTTTCGAGGAATAATAGTTGTTCCTGCATTGACTCTTGGCATTATGATTCCGATTACCCAAGCTCCCTCTCCACCAAAATCTGCTGTAGTTTGACCTACTTCTCCGGAGAATGCTGTTACACCAAAATGCGTTATGAGTTCTTCTTCTGTTTCTGGAGGTTTACTTTCTACATTTGATGCATTAGAATCATTATTTTCTAAATAACCTTCAGGTATATTTGTCGGCTTTGTTTCTGCTGGTGGTGGTGCAAATGGATTAAAATATCCATCTGGTGGAGAAATTGGCTCAGGCTCAATAAATCTTTCTGTGGGATATTTTAATTGAACATTAACCCCCTTTCCAGCTACACTACTCTTTAAATCTAATCTAAAATTTATTGTATCGCCTATTCCAGCACCAAAATTAATCAATGATGGCATAGTTTGTCCAATCTGCATAAGTCTATGACCACTAGCACCATCCCAAGCTTCAAAGTCTTGATATAAATTATTTTGATCTATGAATTTTATGCAATTACCACCACTATTGCCTTCACCCTTTACAATTTTTGCGTGATATCCAATAGCACTACTTCCAGCATGAGGTTCACCATAATTAAAATATCCAGTAGTCCAATCATCTAATACAATAGCATCGCTGTGTAGACTACTATCCCAACCAACATTTATAGTAGCGGGAGTTCCTGTGTTTGTATCTATTGTAACATTTTCTAATTCTGCATTTTTTATTGCATTTAAATTTGTGCGAACTTTACTATTTTGATAACCTGTAAGATAAGCATTTGGAAGTTTAATAGTTCCACCTACCATATTTTCTGTGAATATAAACCCACCATCCGTTGGAGTAATTCTTATTATTTGAGAGTTATCATATTCAATTTTTGTTTCGGGAGGACTTAGTGCACTTGCGCCTGGTCCAGGAGGTCCTATTACCTCATATCCTTTAAACCCTATCTCAGCATCTATGTTTTCTGTTCTAATAGATTCCTGTAATTTTAAAAAATCTGTTTGATAGTTATATCCACCCAAAGAACTATCTGAAATATTCTTAGCCGATAACCTAACTTCTTTTCTTGTTGGAGAAATTGTTTCAATTTTATACTTATAATCTTCTATTAATAGTTGTTCAGCCGCATCTGGATTTTTTTCATATTCTGCTTTATTCTTATTGAATATCTTACCTTCATCATTTACATATATATTTTCCGGAGCAGGAAATTGTGCAATTGGATATATCTCATTTTCAAATCCATTTTTAGTTCTGAGTAAAACAGGATCTTCTTTACCAGCTAAATTTCTTACAAATCTATATCTAATTTTAAATTTACCAGTTTCGTAACCAAATAATTTTAGGTGAGATGATGGACTTAATTTTATGAAATTTTCATTTATACCTTCAATAGCATCATACTTTACTATGTCTCTATATTCAATTAAGTTGCCAGCTTCATCCAATAGTTCTACAAGAACATAATCTCTATCTGCATTACCACCTTCACCCCAATATCCATTTTCATAAGGTTTATCTCCAATCTTTTTGGTAATGCCACGAAGTAATCGTTGTTTATCTATATCATTTAGTTGGCTTGACATTATAACTCCCTTAACTCTCTATCGATAATACCATTAATCTCATCAGTATCTTTTAATTGTTCAACTGTCCTACTGACATAAAGAACTGTGCTTGCATCCTCATATAATTCGCCTGTATAAGGATTTTCAAACGCTTGAATTACTCCGTTTTTATCTCTAGTCAAAAGACTACCATCATAAGCAGAACCTGAAATCTCCATTCTGTTCATCATCACTTCTCTTTTTACTAAATATTCTTGTTCATCAGCGTTAGCTAAATTTTGATAAAAGGCTAAATCTTCAAGTTCTTTTTTTGTATATGGCATTTTTACCTCACAACTTTAAATGTAAAATTATCATCAAAATATTGAATAGTTTCTTCTGATGTTCCACTACCGCTGACTACTTTAAATTCAAACTTATAAAATCTTTCTGCCTGAAAAGCATCTAGCCACACATTAAAATAGTTACCTTTAGAGTCACAGCTTACAAGTGAGCCTGTTCCAAATGGAACAATAACATCAGCAGTATCATCGTCTATTATAGAGTAGTAAACTCCATCGCCTCCGATATTTTCTACGCTTCCACTTGGTAAATACTTTGATGTCAAATAAGCTGAAGAAGTATTTGAATAAGACTTAGTAGGATATCTTCCTCTACCACTAACTCTAAACTTAATTTTAGATTTCTCTTTATAGCTATCCCTCATATTCTTCATATAAAAAACCAAATCATCTAACTCGTCGCTATCTAAAGCACTTAAACTACCAGTAGACCATTTAGTATCAAACCACTCCACTTCTAATTTTGGCGGATAGATTGTATTTGTTTGTCGTGAGAAGAATGAAAAATTACCATATTTTTTCTTATTTCCCTCTTCGCCTGAGCCAGATATAAACGCATCTGCTTCAGCCGCACCATTACCTAAACTTCCACTTCTTTTAATAATAAATCCTTCATTAGCATAAGTTCCATCAAGCCATTTATTTATAATAGGAGTAACATCCATCCTCATATCTTGTGAACCATAACTAAATGATTGTGAACCATATACATTAGTATGAAAAGTTCCACCCTGCGCAACAGAACCTGATAAACTAGCAGAAGCTTCTAACCACCAATCTGCGGTGTCTGCGCTAGTTCTGTAATTCCAACTTGCACCCTCTGTTGTTCCAGGACTATCAAATCTAAACCCTTCTCCGACATCCCAACTTTGACTTACTGGATAAGCCCATAATGATTGACTAATAGATAAATCAGTTGGATTAGCATCATAAAGATTTAAATAATATTTTGGGTTTGTAATTAATCCTCTGACTATAGATGATGAAATATAAGCCAAATCAAATTTCATAAGTATTCGAGAAACTTTAGTTTTAACTCCGCTATCATCAACATCTTTTCTTATTTCTAATATCTCATCTAAGCCAGTATTCATACTTCCCGAAGCTGAATATAATGTTGTATCCGATTCTGGATAAATAAAGTAATGCATTATTAACCTCCCGCTGAATCGCCAACTACTTTACCTTCAATATCAGTAGTTGGAAATTTTAGTTGAAAACAACTTGGGTCCATAGACGGATAAATAACTCCTTCCTTAGTAGCCGTTTTTATGTCATACAAGTTACCAGAGTAACCAGCAGATGTAGCAAATTTGTTTACGATTGTAACCGGTGGTCTGTCATTAGTGCTTGAAAAAGGATCTGTATCTTCAGGCGGAACGACTGCTGAAACTCCATCAACCAGCGATATCTGATAAGCTAAGTCTGCCAATACTATAGGCTGTCCAATTTGCCACTTATCAATATCAAAAAATTCCTTAACTCTTTCAATAGCCTGTAGAACAACTTGTTCTTTATTATATCCTGACTTTGCAAGTATATTGAATTTAACTCCTATATTAATAACATAAGCATCCTTTATATTTACAGCATCGGTAATCATTCTGAACTGAGTTAGATAGGTTTGTATATTTGATTTAACTGCTTGATTTACAGATGTTAAACTTTTGTTGGCATCATAACCTAAAATATACATATTAAGTGCCAATGGATTTTCAATTCTTTTAGCAGCTACTCCTGTGTTTCCTATTGTTCCGGCAGAAGGATCAATTTGTGAGTCTTGCACTATATAAGCCTTTGCTATATTACCATACTTAGGTGGCATAGCATACACTCTTGTTATGTAATCAGCTTTAGTGACTGCTCTTTGTTGTGTTTGAAAGTAAGCTAAAGTATTCTGTTTAACTTCAATTACGCTTTCAGCACCCTTACCACCAGATGTAGGATCGGGATTAGTAACAGCTAAAGAATTTTTTGATGTAGTAACTAGTCCAGCATTTAATCCAGTTTCATCAAGCGTAAGATTAAAAGAAGTTAGACTTTGTATAGAATTTGCTGGAACATTATGATTTACACCACCTCCGTATCTATAAGTTATAGTTAATGTAGTATTGGATGGTGCCTGACCATAAGTCTTTGTATTTAAAAAGTTAGATGGATCAAATGAAGTATTCAGATATGATGGCGATCCGGGCAAACTAGATCCTACATTATTTGGATTAGGAACTATCTCTTCATCAGGAGAATCTGATATACCAGCCCCAAAACGAATCTCAGTTCTATTATCAGTAGCTACAAATGTTACAAATCTTCTAGAAGTTTTTAGTAACTTCATTAAATAAGGTGCTTGGTCAGCGTAAGAAGATAGTTCGGGATCATTAAGTTCTGTATTTTCCATATCTTGAAATACGGTGTCTTGTGCTAAAAAATCAACTTCATACCAATCATTACCATCATCATCCTTACAAGAAATAACTTCAGTAACTCCGGCATTGGCTAATTTAATTCTAGAATATTTTTCAGCAGCATTGAAACTAAAAAATTCTGTAACTGTATTTCCACTTTCTATTTTTACTGATTTTTTAAGTAAATATGTAGTGGGAACATTGTTAGCACTTTCGTATACAGAAGTTTCCATTGGATCGTAAGAGCTAGAAAATTTAAAATTAATATCCTCTACTGTTCTAAAATTTATTCCCGTATTAGATCCCATAGTTCCACCAGCATTGACTTTTACAGCATATCTTAAATCAGGCTTTACTGTATAGTTTGCTCCTGTTCCCGATGATATAGCAGGCACTGTTTGAAATACTTCTACTATACCTGAAGATGGAGAAGCTACCTTTGGTTTATATCCAAATGATTGTGCCATATTGTATACGGTTTTCTTTTCTTCAGCAAAAGCCAATAAACTTTCTTTAAATTGATTATCTATATAGTATGATAAAACATCTCCTACATAAGATGCCATTTCTATAAACATCATTCCAGGAGATGATTCGTTAAAGTCATTATATGTATTTGGAAAATAAACTTTAGCAAATTCAATTAGATTAGCTTTAAATGAAGAAAAGTCTTTATTTAAATATCTAACTTCTTTTACTGATTTTTTAGAAACTGAATAAGGCATTTATTATCTCCGTTAAAAGTCGTAGAATGGATTTACTTCAAAATCGTTAACATCTTCGTATTCTCCTGTATCTTCATTCAATACAGTGGTTTCAGTAACTCCATCACCTACGCTCAAATCACCCTTTTTTAGATTTAAATCTAATTGAGCAACTTTTTGATCTACATTTATTGTGAATTTCATACTAACATTAACAGCATTTTCTAATTCACCGCTTGTAGTTACATCAATTGATTGTATATTTACATATGGTAGCCATTCACCCATAGATTCTCTTATGGCTTCCTCTATACTACTTGCAATATTTCCATCATCTGGCTCAAATAAAACTCTGTATAAGTTACTTCCAAATGTAGGATTTCCTAATCGCTCACCCTTTATAGTTAGTAAAAGGTTTCTAATATTAGAACGAGCTTGATCTAATGTTGTTTTTGTTTTTGCAAAAAATCCTTGATCTCCGTGACTTAAAGGTAGGGATACACCTATAAATACATTAGGATCTAAATCTTTTTCAAGTGTTGACATTATATCTTACCATCTTTTTTATCTAAAGCTTTCATCACACCCCTATAATCTTTTGTTAAATCGCCCATTACATCTTGAACCGCTTTATTTGATGTATCAGCGCCTGCTGCTTGTGCTGTTTGTATAGCTGACAATTTTCTTTTTTCTTCAGCACTACCTAACATACCACCATAACCCATAGCCTGTGCCATCTTTGAACTATCAAATGTTCCACCACCCATTGATGGATATTCATCGGTTTCACCACCATTAGCGGTTTCATTCAAAATATTATTCAATACAGGATTCTTAGTATAAGTTATTTCTTCTTTTGGTTTAGGTTCTCTTTTAGGTAAAACTTCCACAACACTCTCCTCTGTTAGAGGAACACTATTTGCCATTGATTTTATACCTTCGGTAATAAATATCTGTCTGACTTCTTTTTTAACTTCTTGTTTGACTATTTCTTTAATTAATGATAATAATTTACCTGATTTTGCCATTACTAACTCCTATTTTATATAAATATAACATTTTTAATTTAATTCTAATTTCTTAAAGCTTCTTCTCTATCTTTTTTAAGCTGATCTCTTTTCTTCTTATCCGCTATAGCCTTTGCTAATTTTTGTTTAGTGTCTCCAATAAAATTTCCTAACCCATCAACGGCTGGTCCTAAAGCATCTTTAGCAGACTTAACATCTTCTATTTCTTTTTCTATTTTATTTTGTAATTTGTCTTGAACAACTGATATAGCAGCTGCCGCTGGATTTAAAGCTGATCCTATTGTATTAGCTTCTTTTAGAGCAACAGCTGTTTTTTTAGTAGCCGATACCGTATTAACTATATTATTGAGTTGTTGTTCAGCAGCTTGTAAAGTTTCTTTTCTTTTTTCTAAATTTTTTAATTCATCCAACAACTTTTCTGCTTCTTCAAGTCCACCTCCGCCTGCATTGATACCTTTAATTATTACACTAGCTTTATCGCCCAATACTTTAGATGGGTTATTTATTAAATTTGAAATCTGTTTTCTTATTGAGTCTCCAATCCCCATTATTTATCAACTCCTTTATCTATCCCCTCAATTATCTGATTAATCATTATCCACGAACTCCTGCTGATTCAGTTCTATTATCAATCTCATACTCCTTAGTGGTAACCTCTTCAATTTCTTCCCATTTAGTATCTGCGAACATAGATTCTAAGCTTGGTAACTCACCATCTTCCTGAACCTTATCATCGGCTACAAAAACTTTTTTACTATTAAATTCAGCAGTAATATCTGGATTAGCTAAATTTAATCTTTCTGTAAGTGCGTCTAAAGCTTTTTCTATCGGATCATACACGAGATTTACTGCGTCTACTATAGCTTGTTCTTTATTAGAAGTCAAATGTTTTTTCATTGATAAATTGTGATTCCTTAAAGCTAATAAAAAATCACTTAAATATATCGCCAGCTCATTACCTTTAACTATAGGATTTATAGAATCCACAGTTCCTAAATTAATTTCTCCAAATTCGCTTTCTAAGTTTATGCTTGTTCTTGCTGCTAACGATATGTGTCTTGAAGAGTAAGCATTTATATCACCATTATTTTTGGTATTAAACACTATTGAATCAGCATTCATAGTAATCGTAGGCTTTGGTCGTGTTTTTTCCTTATCGT